TTGACATTGGCAATAGAACCCTATATATTAAATTGTTAATTAAATAAAGGAGAATACAATGAACAAATATAAAATTAAAGATGCGATAAGAAATTATCAAAATAAAGCAGATAGAATTACAATGGCTAAAGGTGGTACAAGAGTTAAGCCATTGAATATTGATGTAACTATAAAAGTAAATGCTTATATAGATTTTGATAATCCTGTAAATCGTGCAGATGATAAAAAAATAGATTCTGTAAATACAGGTAGTACAGATGCAGTTTGGGTTACATTAGATGACCCTAATTATGATACACAAGATAGCATAGTTTGGTATCCAATTAAAACATCGGATAATTATTACTTCCCATATTCATATGGAATAAAGAATATTATTCGTGCATTGATTGATAATCATGGATTAGATGTAAAAACCTTTGGAATCGCAGATACAAGACATATGCTTAAGGGAATCTGTACTGATGATACAAGATAATTGTTTTACCTCTTAGATTATCAACTAAGTCAGAAAGCCCCTCAAATCGAGGGGTTTTTTGTAGTCCTAAATAAATTAATTTCTTCAACAATATCAACAGATATAGCCATTTAAAGCCCTAGAATAGGGTTTCTTGTAGTCTTTTTGCCCCTATAAGTAGAAGGGTAACACCTTCCTTTCGTTTAATACGAACATAACCTTCAAATAGTGGGGTGATTAGTTTGGCTGCAGCTAAAACAAAGAAACCTGTAAAACAGGTAAATAACAGGACTAAAAAAGGCACTTTTAAAAAGGGTGCTTCAGGTAATCCCAAAGGTAGACCCACTAAAGACTTTGCCCTAGTAGAGCATATCAGAAGTCTTGGCAATGCTAAGATCAAGAACAAAAAGACTATGCTAGAAGCAGTAGTGAATAAGGTATATGAAGAAGCATTAGATGGGAACATGACTGCTGTAAACTTTCTTGCAGATAGAATCTTAGGTAAACCTAATCAATCTATAGGAATCAAAGATACAACAGATGAACCTATAAAGGTATTTGACATAAATGAAGTGGACGATTGATGACCAAAGAAAAGAAATACTCTATGACAAAACTAGGTTTCCTATCTTGGTTTGTGGTAGAAGATGGGGTAAATCCTATTTCAGTCTTATGTGGTTACTTAATAAACCTTTGGAAAGAAACGAACGAAGATGGATTGTCTTTCCAACATATAGACAAGCTAAAATGGTATCTTGGTCAATCCTCAAGGGAATTTTTGCGAATAAGCCAGTCACTATCAATGAAACTGAACTATCAGTTACACTTGACAATGGGGCAAAGATTGAACTCAAAGGGGCAGACAAACCTGACTCACTTAGAGGGGTATCAACAACAATGGTTGTAATGGACGAATATTCCTATATGAAAGAGAATGTTTGGGGGGAAATTATACAACCGACTTTAGCAGAAACACATGGAAGATGTTTATTTGTAGGAACTCCTACTGGAACACAAAACCACTTCTATGATTTGTTTGTTAAGGGACAGTCAGATAACAGCGACTATAAGTCCTGGCAGTTCACCACATTAGATGGTGGCTTTATTTCTGCAGAAGAAGTAGAGAATGCCAAAAAGAATTTAGATAAGCGAACATTTGAGCAAGAGTATTTAGCATCATTCTTAACTGCAGCAAATAGATGTGCTTATAACTTTAGTAGAGATATTCATTGTCGAGTAATGGAAAAGAGTCCACGAATGTTTTGGGGAATTGACTTTGGGGTTGCATCATATATGACAGCGATCCTTATGTGCGAGAATACAGCAGGGGAAGTCTATGTATTCGATGAGATTGGATTACAGAATAGTAATACTTTTGAATTGGCTAAATTAATGCAATTAAAGGGACGAGGATTACCAGTATATCCTGACCCAGCAGGTAAGGCAAGAACAAGTAATAGTACTAAGTCAGACCATAAGATATTGCAAGAAGCAGGGTTTACTGTGATAGCTAAGAAAGCTAATCCTACTCAGAAGGACAGAATGAATGCTTTAAATAGAATGTTAGAAGATGCTACTGGAAAGCATAAGTTATTTATTAATCCAAAGTGTAAGAACACTATTAGAGATTTAGAACTATGTACACTAGAGAATGGACAGATGTTAAAGACTGAAACTTTATCGCACTTTTTAGATGGATTAATGTATCCTATTGAATACCGATATGGATTCAAAGGACAAGCAAAGGCGATACAATGGTAATGTTTTTCTTAGGGTTATGTGTAGGAATTATTTTAAGCATCTCAGGTGCTATGATGTGGGGACATCGATTAAGTATAAAAGAGGACGAATTAAATCAACAACTAATCAAGGACTTCCAAGATAGATATATGGAAACCCAAGAACAGAAATTTTATAAAAGGTACGAAACATGATAATTTATAATTTAACAGAACAGATGCTACATAAGCTATTGATGGAAACAATAGAAGAAGGTTACGATAATCAGATGGAAGAAAGAGAACGATTATTGGACTACTATGAAGGGGTAAACTTAGAACATGATTTAAAACAATACTTCGATAGTGAATCCTTATCTGCTATTCCACCAATGTATATAAACCTTGTAAGAAACATTATAAGTCGTAGAGCATTGGTATATCAACAACAACCAGTACGATTCAATGATAAATATAACGATGTCATAGGGGACTTTGATTCGTTCATGAAACAATTTGAACAACTGACTTATCTCTTAGGTACTGAAGCTTTATATACTCATTGGGACGATAATCAAAAGAAACTAAAGTATAGACCGATACACTTTTTCACTCCATTCTTTAAGCCAGGCGAAGATGAACCATTTGCTATTATGTACCAAGCAGAAAGCCAACTACAAGCAAGGTCAGAAGATGCACAGTATATGTTTTGGAGTAAAGACACCGAAGATATGGAAGGGAAACACTTTATGATTAGTGGTAGAGGTAAGATTACTTCTATTGTGCCTGATGATAGAAACCCTTATGGTGATATACTTCCATTTAACATTGGACATAGACACCTATACACTAGAGATTTCTTTAGAGAAGGGGCATCAGACTTAGTAGATGGTATGAGAAGTATTAACATTATGCTTACCGAACTAGCTTTGCATGGACGATTCCAATTAGGACAACCAGTATTTACTGGATTAGATACCGAACAACGAATCACTATGGGGCAAGATAAAGCATTAGTGCTACCTGAAGGGGCTAACTTTAGTTATGCAACACCGAATGCCAATGTCCAAGCAATGATTGATTCTACGAAGTATATGGTAGATAGTATTGCACAAGCAAACAATGTAAGAATCAACTGGACAAACAAGGGACAAGAGTCAGGGCTATCTAAGAAGATGAGTGAGATTGATTTACAAGATGCCCTAAGAAGTGATATAGAACAAATCTATAGACCCTTTGAGAAACAACAATTTAGAATTGCACAACGAATCTGTGAAGTATCAGGTGGGATTCAATTAGGTGACCAGTTTAGTATAGACTTTACTGAACGAGAAGTACCAATGAGTAGTGATGAGGAAATCAAATACTATGATTGGGCATTTGCTAATAACCTAGAAACACGAAAGAGCTATCTACGAAAGAAGAATCCTGACTTACAAGATAGTGAGATTGATTCTATTGTAGAACAGATAGATGCTGAAGTGCCTGAATCACCTGAAGGAACTTTAATAGACCAAATCATTAATGCACAAGAATAATGGCTGATTTAGACTTCTATAAAAAAGATATGGAAAAAATCCAAACACAACTTCTTAAAAAGATTGAGAAGGTGTTAGGTGGATTGACTGTATTAGATGATGCAGGATTAGCAACAGCATTCAAGCAGATTAACTTTGTAGATGAGTTAAATGCTTTAGGATTTCCTGCATTGTTAGCTAAGGTAAAAGGTAGTTATGATAAAAATGCGATTAAAAGTTTTGACTTATTAAAAGCAACACAACGAACCAAACAAGCAGCTACAGCAGTACAGGCAGTAGAGATATTGAGTATACTAGACTTAACAACTATATCTGCAGGAGTAACACGATATGCTAATGAATTAAAGACTGCTATGTTTAGAGGATTGCTTACTGGAC